TTAGCGATCCATTCTTCTATTAATTCTTTAGCAACTTCACAGTAGAATTCCTGTTGCTGATACCACAATAGCCAACTTTCACTTCCTTTGGAGTGGTTGCATTCCCGACAAGCAGGTACAAGATTGGATCGCAAATTAGATCCACCTTTGCATTTAGGCTTTATATGGTCTAATGTCGTTGCTCGTTTACATCTACAATAAGCACATAATCCTCCGAACGAATAACGAATACCTTGACGGAAAGTTTTCTTTGCAGAACCTTTCGTTAAACAATGCAGGTCAAACAGAAGTTCGCCCCACGTTTCTACACATGCCATAAGTTGTGATTTAGCAACTCATGTCAACAGTCTAATCAAGCAATGATTCTTTATTTACTAATGATGAATGTATCTAGCTTCTCTTCTATCCTGACCATATGAGCTTCAAATCGATCCAACGCTTTTGTGAATTCCTGTTTGGTTGCGTACTCAGATGCCATGCGAAGTTCAACCTCATCTACGCGTCTATCTAGCAGGCGCAAGCTCTTGTTAATTCTGCCTGTCAGCACAAAACCACCTGTCACTACAGCAATAGCTGCCGATACTAAAGATTCAATCATCGCTTTTGAGACTTCCGAGAGTGTGCCCACTCACGAAAATCATCTTTCCATGAGTCAGTCGAAACTGATGACTCTACTTTTTTGCTGCCTTACTTTTTAGAGCTGATTCAATTACGCCGCCAAGCAGCTGAACCAAACCATTACTTTTGACCTTTTCATTTGGGATGAGCGATAAGCATTCACTTACTGCAGCTAAAAGTATCCAAAAAATAGCACTTTCAAAAATAGCCATTTGTTTATCACAACTACTCTTATTCTATAAGATTTAATGTAGGCATTTTTGTATTTCTACTTACATCAATTCAAATTCATCTGGCAATTTAGATATGGCAGTGTACTTATCTTCCAATTTAAAGTTGCCGTAGTTTGAACCCATGCTTTCTTTACCGTGACCTGTCAGCGCATCCATCATTGAGTCCTCAATACCAGCAGACCTGCAACGAGTGTGGAAACTATGGCGGAGCGAGTGTGCTGCCTCGCCAAATGGCAAACCGCAGTCCCGTCTGAACCGCTTACTCCAGCCACGACCTGGGCCGACCTTCGCTCGTGATGTCTTGAGCTGATCCACAATGTTGTAACACGAAGGGTGAATAGGCACATCACGCACTGATGGTGCATTTTTCATATCCCGTAGTTCTGTATCTATGAACCTGAAGTGAGGTATGCGGTGATTGAAATTAATCTCCTCTTTCTCTAGCCCTGCTATTTCACCTAAACGACATCCGTGATACCAAATGCACAAGAACATTGGATCATGATGGAACGGCTCATAAAAGCTGAAAGGCCTGTCTGGGTAACTCTTTGTACGAGTTGGTTTAATTTTACTTCCAGCTTTTATCCAAGGGTTATATCCCTCAATAAACTCCCATTCAATGGCCATATTCCATAAAGCACGAAGTGTTTGAATCCTTTGCTTCATCGTACGATCTGACCATGGATTCTCTGGATTTTGCTTATTTCTCCAATGTTTAACAATGTACATCTGAACATCTCGCTTTGTGATTGCCTCAATTTCGCAATCTTTGATTGGGTTAACGGCTTTCCTCCAGTTGACGAGAGTTGGTTCCTTAACTGGATTTAGTGAGTAGCACTCAGCTAAAAGCTCTGATACAAGCATCGGTTTCTTCATTTTGGGATATAAGCAACGCCAATCAAATACTAGTTGAAAAGCCCACGATAGTGTGGGCTAGTTGTTAGTAAACGGAGAGGGTGGGATTCGCACCCTCACTTTTGGCGAGCTTAAAAAAATGATACCGTCAAAAGACCCTCTGGCCAATAAGACTTGCTAATGAGTCGGCCCTTGTTTTCTCCACAGGCTGGCTATCGTTATCTCTTTACGTCTACAAGCACCCCTGCTTACTTATTAGTAGCTATGTACTCCATCTCCGCGTGCATGTGATCTGACAAATTACAGACATGAGCGCAGGCACTGATGATCAACCCGCGTTGGTTTGGCGTCAGCTCTGCATCGATGGCGTCCTCAGATAAAACACGCCCTATATCACCTAATGACATAATTACAGCAGGCATTCCCCATCTCTCAACTAAACCTGACATTACTGACAGCAGTGGGTTATCGCCGCTTTCGATGGCTTCCCAAAAGGCTTGACGTTCCTCCTGTGTCATGGTGCCTGTTTTAACATTCCGCTTATCTCATCTTCTGATAAATCAGTCGTTTCTAACGCTGCTTTTATAGGAGCCTGTTTTGCTGCTACTTTAGCTTCGTAATTTTCAAATGCGCTTACAATAGCATTGTATTTTTCTACATGCTTTGGACTTTCTTGTCTTAGTTTTCTATGCATAGTTAATTACCACGTATATCTAAATTATACTTAAGTTGACTGAAGACTGCCCTTCGTTCCCATAGTTAAGCGATTGCTAAGTAAACGTAGGTATCGTCAAGTGTGTTTATGTTCGTATTAGAACCTGCCACGGTAAAACCAGAAGTCAGTGGATCTATTCTGTCCTCATTACTGGTTTGAGCGTCCGACTCGTTCATCTTTAAAAATGGATCATTGCCAGTACCAATTCCACGGACTGTATCAAAAACGAACCAATCACCAACACCGGTATTCTTAATCAACACAAACCTTGCACCAGCAGTGAATCCACAGGGGACATCAACATCAGTACCAGAACCAGCACCAGTGTAGGTTCCTACCGAACTTACACCGGGACATGAGGCGAATAGGTAGGCGATATGGGATTTCGAGTTTTCATTGCTCGCATACGAACCATTAACTGTAAAAACAGTTGGAGTGGGGGATGTATTATTAAACCAATTACTACTTGTAGCGGATTGGGCAGTAGAATCGTTGAGAATTAATGTTCTTTCATTTGCATCATCTAAATGTTCATGATAAACAGACCAATCATAACCAGTATCTCTGTTTTTGAATAATATCATCTCAGGTGCAACACCAAGATTATGACTTACTGCTTGTGTTGAACCTGTCCCTTCATAACACACCATATCAAAGAAACTTGGAGCACGTTTGAAGCTGTAAGTTATGACATCGCTATTATTAAACACACCACCATTACTACCTACTGTATAGCCGCTCATTTGATCTAAACCAGCCAAAACGGATTCACTAGACTCAACGGAATTATCATTTGTTACCAAACCTTTATCATATCCTCTAAGCCTGTCGATAACTTTCCAATCAGCACTGTTATCAGCTCTTTTAGCAATAATCATATCAAGAGGAAAACTTGGAAGTGGAAAACTTACGCCACCACCACCACTACCACTTGATTGCTCATTAATACTAAACAACTTAGTAGCATCCTCTGGTGTCTTCATCGGACGGCGGATTGCCATGTAGATGTAAGTTGCATTATTGCTATGTCCAGCATCAAGATAAAATCCAGTAGCAGATGGTTTGGTGCCGTTATTGGCTGCTTCCGAAGCAGTGGAATTTGCATATAATTCTATGGCTCCACTTGTCTTATTAGTCCAACCACGCATTACATCTAACATCTGCCAATTTTCACTACCTCCGTCAGATCGTTTATAAATCAACCATTGGGGTTCAAATCCAAGGTCTATAGTTGCTGAACTAGAACCATCTGTTGTAAAAGATCCACATTTAATAATACTTTCATCACCAGCATCACCGAAGATTTGAGCATCAGCCTGATCACCATCAGCAAAGATGTAGGCGACGTAGTCACCGCCACTGGCGTTTACAGCATTATCAGTTCCCACTTCAAACGTAGAACTATTTGCCGTGCCAATAAAAGAATTTCGATTAATCTCTCCGCCATTCTGATCTAACTTTATAAGGTCATTACTACTTAAGCTTCCTGTGGAGATGGATTTATGCCAGACCTGCCAATTGTCAACTCCTGATGATTTTTTTACAATAATCATTCCCGGCACACTACCGAGTGAATGAGGTATATCCTGTGTGCTGCCCGTTCCATTGTAGGTAACTACATCGAAGAATCCAGGTGCTTGGCGGAATGTCCAGGAGACATGCTTACCACCGTTAGTATTTACTACACTATTCGTTGATAAAGTAAAACCATCAGCATTCCAGGCTGATATTCTATCGGTATTAGTTCCTTCACCAGCGTAGGAATCTGGCCTTAAATCTTTAGTTTTACCCCTCACGGTATCGAGAATCTGACCAGGTTCAGCAGCATTTCGATATTTTAGCCATACCAGCCCACCTTCACCGACTAAATCAATTCCATTCGTAATCGTCATTGCGCTGCCTGTACCCTCATACACGTACGTAATAAACATATCTTCTACATATTCCCCGTTATATACAGGAGTTAATGCACTAGTTGTTACGTCAGCATTACCAGCTGTATTACTAGCTCGTACATCGAGTTTAATAGTGGTTCCAACAGGCAGGTCAGTATCTGGTGCATCCCCTGATGGGAAGGTAGCAGGGAATGTCAATGTGTAATTAGGATTACCTGCCATTGTTGTATAGCCTGGATCAGCAGGAACTAGGCTAGTGATCTGTCCACTAGAACTCAATACTGTATAGAGTTTAGCAGCAGCTACCTCTACATCACCTAATACTGATATTCCTTCATTAGCAAGCCAGTTTGTACTATATGGTGACAATACTATCTGCTTATTAGCAACATCAATGGAGCTAATTGTTCCTGATCCATTGATTGCTGGACCTTTAGCAACATTACTAGTATTAGCACTCCATCCAGTGACTTGTGGCGTAAGTGTAATCGAAGGGACAGATGTATTAGATGACTGGAATAATCCAGCAGGTGTTACGGCCTCAGTGATCTCAGCATCTTTCTTGATAGCTACGTAGATGTAGTCAGTACCTGGAGAGTTTATGCCAGCCACTGCAAGATCTGGGGTTATAAAAGAAGTAGACGTTATCCGTACACCCTGTGAACCTATATTTGCCTGGGAGTTTAATGTATTAGCTGCTAATGTCTCATTCAATGTGACCAAGCCACCGCTAGTTCCGGCTCTTTCATTGTCCAGTATCTTCCAATCCTCACTTGAATCAATTGCTTTAATCATAAGCCACTGTGTTTCAAAGCCAACAGCAACTCCACCCCCGTATGCTCCTGTATAAGTACCGCACTTTATGTTAGGTTCATTCTCGGCAAATAGGTAGGCGACATAGCTACCACCAGTGGCGTTAATGGGACCAAAACCTCCTACACTGAAAGTGGTGTTAGTTGGGTTTTGATAGATATAGTCTGTTCTTGTCTGAATTACAGAATTTTCGTTCAATTTCAGGTATCCAGTTGTCACATCCTTATGGTAAACAATCCAGTCGTCGGCACTATCAGTACGTTTAACTATAATCATCCCAGGAATACTACCTAGATTATGATCAATAGTACGTGGATCAACTCCATTGCCATCCCAGGTAACTATATCGAAGAAATCTGGTGCTTTGCGGAAGGCCCAGGAGGCGTAGGATGCGCCTGTTCCATTGACCCATCCACTGTAACTTTGTAGAGTGAATCCATTAGAGTTAAATGATGATATTTCAGTGTAGGGTTTTTCAGCATCCGTTAAATCACTGCTCATGAAACTAGCTGTACCTCTCTCTGTGTCCAGCAAACCGTGGCTGTTATTGCTTGTATAATTTTTCATCCAAACCAATCCACCATTAGAAGCTAAATTAACTCCGTTAGTAATTGTTTGCGTTCCACTGTTCCCTGAATACGTCTCCGTAGCGAACACGGTTGACGTAGCTGTAACTGTTCCGTTCATTTCAACAAGATCGCCAACGCTTAACTTGTCGAAGTCTGTGATATCCGAGAGGGTCAGTGTTGTTAAACCAGATGCTGTGGATACACCAACAATCTCGCTGGTCTGAGGTATATACGTAGGTTTAGATGAGACCGAATCACCTGCACTGAAGTCTGCTAGGTCTTGATCATCATCAAGGGTTAATTCAGTTAAGTTACCACCAAATGCAGTACCATCAATTGTAATGGATAAGAGTGTAGCGGTTGGACCCAGAGCACCACCAACAGCAACTAATTTGAGGTTTGTTATGTTCCAAGGACCACCTGTGACATTTATTGATGTAGTACCTGTTCCTGTACTGGAGATAAATATTTGTCTATTTGAACCATCGGATAGTACCAACTCTACATAGCTACCACCTTGCGAATCACTACCACAAATCTCTACCTTGTTATTTGCTACCAATGTAGTTGGTAGTGCATATAGAGCCATAGAGTAAGAATTAGCTATTCCAAGTACATCTACATATTTGTTGACATCGTTAGTAGGATTATCAAAAATATCATCATACGAACCACCTACCGTGCCTCCATTTGCGGATGACTGTGTCCCGCCTTGATATGCAGAACCATCTTTAGTAGTTGTACCTACATTCACAATCTCACTGGTTTCAGCATATTTCTGTAGCGATCCTTCTACATACGCTTTTAACTCTTTATCTGATGTAGGTAACCCTTCATCAGTCATTGTGATATTTGCAGTAAATGCCGAACTAGTATATCGAGCACCTGTTACATCATTTTCTGTAATAGTTGCTGAGCCTATAACTGCAACCCTTGTGGCTGTTTCATTCTGTTGTACATTCCACCTGAAATACAAGCTACCAATTTTTATATTTCCTACAAATGTAGTTTGTGCTGTACTAGCTGGTGTATCGTTGTAGACTAATTTTCCAGTCCATACACCAGATGAATTAGTAACACTATCTGGTTGTTCAAATCTCGCTCCAGAAGCTGATGCACTGATATCTGTCCAAATAACTGCAGTAGCTGCTGCTTGTCCATTAATAGTTATTGTTTCATTGCATTGTGTATTAGCACCCCATGGTCCGATCTGGACTGCTGTCAGTATAAATGGATCTCCTAGTGTACCTGAACCTGTGACTGAAGGGCTAATACTAATATCATTAGCACCTGGCTGAATGCCGATTACTGAGTTTTTGAAATCATCACCTGTAATCTTATAAGAGCTTCCACCTCTGTTTACTAATAGAAGATCATCATCAAGAATTTCAGCCATGTCACTTACTTGTAATTTGTACGATTGTCCACCTCTATTAACTAAGAGTATGTCTGTTAGGGATAGTGAGGACATTAGGGGAGTGGGGTTAAGGAATCAATATTGAATACAGTCGCTGTGACTGTGTCACCTGTAATAGTTCCTGTACTAGTGATTCCATTAGTAGTTGTAGAACCGTTGCTGGTTACATCTTGCAAAGTCTGTGCTATTCCAGTTATGTTTTGACCGTCACCATAAAGATAAGCAGCAGTGACATTTCCTGTGACTACTAAATTACCTGTAACGGTTCCGCCATTGTCTAGATTACTTCCAACTTCAACAACTGTATTAGCAGAATCTTTTAGGAAGATCCTTGGATCAGAAGAATTGTAATTAACAGCTAGTTCACCATAATCTAACTGATCAGCACCTGGCTTTTTAGCTGCACCGTTCTCTAAAACATTACTTCTTTTAAGCTGTAGTTTCATCAGCTTCCTCCCGTGCTAAAAAGCTCTATCTCAATGGTTAAAAAACCTATATTTATTCTAACGACTATGGAAGTGCAGATAATGCGGCGAGATCAAAAACAGCTGCAGTAATTGTGCCAGTAGTTGATATATCAGTTGTAGTAGTTGAACCTTGCGTTGTTACTTGCTGCAATGTTGGTGTAGCAGTAGCAGGTAAATTCGTTAACTGACTACCATCACCAATGAATGCTGCAGCAGTGACATCTCCAGTAACATCAAGAACTCCAGTAATATCTACACCAGTTGTTTTAGTTTGTAGCTTTACCGATGAGTTGTTGTCGTTGCCACTCTCTTCACCTCCATATAACTTGACGTAATTCTTAGCTGCATCTATTGCGTATGTCCAACTAGCACCAACATATGGAGCAGTTTTGTCAAAAGTTAAGTGCCATGCGCCGCTATTTACAAACTTGAAAAACTCACCGCCAGATTTGATGTTGTATTGTCCATTACTGTCAATGCCACTTGTCGTGACTTTACCTGTTGCAGTTACATCAACTGCTGTAATATCACCAGTAGATACATAATTGCCGTCCCAATCAATCGTAAGATTAGAGTGAGATGGAGTGGTGGACATATCGTTGATATAAAACGCCTGATTTCCACCAACTATGGCTTGGTCGGAAGTTGCGTAATCAACGACTATTTGTCCAATTCCGGAACTGAGCTGACGTAGCCAGATATCATTACCACAAGCATACATTTCACCAGTAACATTGGCCGTGCCCTCAATTTCTAGGTTATTAGCTGATTCATCCCATAAACAGTATTTACCCGCAGTTGCTCCAAAGAACTTAACGTCATGCCCAGTGTCATCAACACCCACAGTAATTGGTCCTGTAAAAGTACCACCAGCTGCACTAACGCTCCCCGAGAATGTACCACCAACTGCACCAACATTCCCTGTAAAAGTACCATCAACTGCGCCAACATTCCCTGTAAAAGTGCCATCAACTGCACCAACATTCCCTGAGAATGTACCACCTGCTACACTGATTGAGTTAGTTGTTGTACTTCCGTTGTCAGTTACACCTTGAAGATCTAGGTTGACATTAGCTATTTCATCATCAACATACTTTTTACGGGCAGCATCGTTGTCATTCGATGGAGCAGGCAAACCTCCGATAAGGTTGTTGCTCATATCGACAACACCTTCAACTACCAACGTATCGGCTGACTGGAGTAACTCCTGATAACCAGCAGGATTTAGTACTGTGACTTGACGATTTGCCATTTTAGATTACCGTTGGAGGTTGAATTTCTACCGACATCTGAACGGTGCCGATTGCTAGTCCACATTGAATATTGACGTAGCCAGAGGTTGTTGTATCTGGAGTTGTTGTCCAGTGTCCTGCATTCGTGGAACTCAAGAAGTACCAAGTATTTGGAACTAAAGCAGCAGGGCTTCCATCAATCACAGAAGCGGTTGAAGTAATATCTATATTCAAATTGCGTGAATATGTGAGAGTATTACCTGGAGCAATTGTCTCTGTTGCAATACCAGCTACTTTTGATGTAGCAAGAGCAGTCGCAATTGCTGGCTTACAAGTACCAGTAGATGTGATGTAAATCAACTGATTCTTAACGATGGTTGGACTTGCAGCATCCACAACAGCTTGAGCTGTAATTGACCCTCCGCCACCGCCGCCGCCACCACCGCCGCCAGTATCATCTACAGATAATCTCCATGCACCTACACCCAGTTCATTATCAACTGGTCCTTCAGCTAGTGGAGGATTTAAGAATACATATGATCGTGTAAATTCTACTTTTGTATCTCCAATACTAGGCATGTGACAAACTTTCTATTACTTACTTTATTTTAACTTGTCTCAACTTCACCTAGCATTTCATCCATCTCTTTGTCTAGAACGCCCTTCAATGTGGAATTAAGTAAGTGCTGATATCTTGCTAGTAGTAGTGTCGTTTTGATTGCCAGCTCTTGAAGCTCTTCTACGTTGGTACATTGCTTGACCTCATCCGTCATTACGCGCAACTTAAGCTGCATTTCTAACGGAACTTCAAAATCATCTGGCTTAAACATAAACTTATTTATTTCGTAAGTACATCCTATCTAATTAGACATTCACAAGAGCAGCTGCAATTGCTGTCTTCAGTGCTGCAACATCTGTGATCGCTGCATCATTACACGCTGTACGAATACCTTCCAACGCGGCTTTATGCTTAGTTAGGCGATCTTTAACATCAATAGTGTTGCTCAACTGCCTGCCAGCACTAGTGTTCGTAGCAAAGTCACCAATGATCAGATTTGAACATGCAGGTCCGTCCTTCGATACGCTGAATACTTTGCTGGTTGTACCTGAAGCGGTATGTTTCCAGCAGAAGTCTTCATTATCAGTGAAGTCCCAAGCGTACTCCCATAGTTCAGATGTTGTGCCGAATGATGTGTAATAGTCGGTGTTCGCAGCACTGTCAAACGACTTGTACTTAAATGCGTTTCTTGCATAAGTATGATCACCAGAGAAATCTAAGGTTGCTTTTGCTAGATCAGCCACCTTCATTTCAACAGTGTCAGTGAACTCATCCACTGTTACTGCTGCTATTTGTGTGTCTACATATGTGATATCTGCTTTCAAAGCTACTGCAGTATTGGTTGTACCAATGCTTGTATTTAACGTAGCTACTTCTGTCGTCAGATTTGCAGTAGTAGCAAAGTTAGCGTCTGCTGCTTGACGGTTGGCAATTTCAGTATTCAGAGCTGCTGTTGTAGCTAAGGAGCTAACGTCAGGAATACTTGCATTTACAGTAGCGATCTGTGTATTGAGTGATGCAATAGCAGGGTCGTAAGTTGTTGCTAGAACATAATTAGGCAGATCTGAAGCTAGTGCTGGAGTTGGAGCATTCTCCAGAGTAGTTACCCTTGTATCTAATGCGGTATTGAGCGCTGTAAGGTTTGTAAGGTTTGTAGTATCAGTAGCTTGTAAAGCAGTGATCTCAGTATTAGTCGTTGTAATTTCTGCAGCTAGATTGGCATCTGTAGTTGCCAGATTTGCTGTCAGTGTATCTATTTGCGATTGACCAGCACTGGTTTCTTGTACAGGTTTCCATGTACCTGGGTTTGCATCCGGTTTATAGAATATTTTTAAATCATAATTAGTGGAGTCATACCACAAATCACCAGCTACAGCAGTTCCAACATTGGGTGCAGTTGCTGATATCTGGATGAATGTATTAGGCCTTAAGTTAGTAATAGCAGCATCTAACGCAATTAAGGAGTCCAAACTCCATACGTTCATGTCATTCTGCTTAGTCTTTCCTGCCCCACTTGGTAAAGCACCACTGGTTGGAGCATTCCCGAGTGCTGTTGATTGTGCTGTTGTTAGCAGCAGAGTTAACGTATCAAACGATGCAGCGCCTCCACTTAAGAGTGACCATGTTCCACCGTAATAAAGATAGAGTGAATTATTGCTCGTATTGAACCACTGTGCTCCTTCTGGTGCCTCGGCTGGTGCAGTCGTTCCAACTGCTGTTAATCCATCAGCACCATTAACTTGGTAGAAATCTCCTGATGTACCACCATACCAAATCTTAAGACGACCATCCCTCAAGTCAAACCATAGTTGACCTTCCTTAGGTGTCTGAGTCCAAGCACCACCTGTGATTACACCATTCTCATCAATTGTTGGAACCCACCCTGGAGGCACTTCACCCATTCCAGCATTACCCCAATCTTCTAAATCTTTTACAGCCGCAATGATTCCAGAGAAGTTATTAGGATAATCCTTCGGTTCCTTAAAGTTAGCGACACGCATGTCGTTAAAGGCTGATACAACGCCTCCAAAACTCTGAGCGTAATTTAAACCAGGTGGCCAATCAGACCCTGGCTGTGGTACAAAAGAAGTCACACTATTCCAACAAGTTACTTATTTATATTGTAACTTCTGATCAGTACTTAGAATTCAGTACAACTGTTGCCAGCTCTACATCATCCAGGTTTAATCCATTGGCTAATGCATAAATTAATTCAATTGTTGTGATTCCTGAGCGCTCTACAGATGGAATGAACTGTTCCCCTGTTTCTTCTATATCTTTCTTGAGCTTCTCTTCAAAACTTATCCTTGCTTCAACAGTTGGGTAACTATTAGGTTCTTTAACTTTTAACTTGTCAACGAACATGGTGGCGATTGTATGTTTGCACATCCTGAAGCTATTTCTGTGGCGTTGGTCTTCCCAACTTTGGACGATACCAGCAGCCTGATTTAATCCCAGTGCTCTGAAGTCTGACTCGCTCATTACTGTTGGCAATGGATATCGCACCTGCCGATTGGGAATTTCCCCGTCACTGCCTTGAGTTTCAGGCATTCTTATTTTTGCGTGAGCATAATCTGGACAGCTACAGCAGTACGCATTTGCCGTTTTTAGTTGATTACCACTGGTGAACACCTCATCCATCCATGGGTTAACGTCTGTATCTATACGTCTCCATGGTGCTTCGCCGGGTGCTCCTGGAGCGTGGTACGACTCACCGTCGTATTCATCTAGCTCCGTTTTAGTGAAACTATTGTCTGCCATGATTAGATAACCATTATCATTTTGTGCGTATAACGTCAGTTCACCATCAAAAGGAATTGATGTAATTTCTAGTTGACTACCGACTACAAGCACCGAGAGGATTGTAAAAGGCATTACTGTGAATGCTGCTGTGGAGACTTCACTCTTCACTACGTCTGCAGTCAAGTACTGTCTGCCAAAGAAGCGTTGATATAACTCTTTCTGGTATGTATATGTACCTTTTAATGTGTATGAAGCATTAACTGTGTCATATAGCTTTGGTAAGTTTGTGATGTCATACAGAGAAGGCGGTAAGTCACCAGTGTTGTCTAAGATCTCAAACCCTTGATTGGAACCTACTTCTTCTGCCGTTACCTCAAAATAGTAATCACCATCGGTGAATACTTCATTTGTTATTGCTTGTTCTACGAAAAAGTCTTTTAGGTAACCAACTTCACCTACTAAGCACTGCACATCACCATTGTTGTTCTGAACTTGTGTTGTAGCAAGCACTTCAGCTAATGGGACGCTAACGGTAAGTGTTGTGCTGTTCTGAGGGTAGGACTTACCAACATAGATAGCTGGGCGTTTTGCTGATGTAAGTACGTTGATGATTGTTGCTTCAGTGACTTCATCAGTTACACGTTCTCCAACCATCCTCTTTAATGCAGTACTACCAGCACCTTGTACCCATATTTCACCACGTGCTTTGTTGTCGGGGTATAGATCAGGGCTGTTCTGTACTGACGTTATTACTCCTAGGTTTGGCGGATTAATATTGTCACGTCGGACTACATAATGATTTCTTGTATCTGCATTCTTTGTGGGATATCTCCAGCCAATAAAGCTGACATCCATTTCTTCGGGAGTTCCTTGGTATAGCTTTGAATTAATGACTTGACGAACTGGATCACCATTAGCATCTACAACTAGATTCCCATTAGCATCCCTTTCAAACATATCCTCATATGCACTTTGGTAGTAGTACTCCATGCCACGACGCCACTTAGCCCAAGTGCTCTCTAAGTCATACTTCTCGATAATCGTACGGTGAACGGACGAACCAAATTGTCTATTGCTTGGATATGTACCAGCAGCAGCTTTTCCTTTACCTTTATCAGTCCTTGCATTGACACCATTGAATGATTTCGACTTACCGAAACCATTCTGTTTTCTAGGCATCAGTACCAGCCGCCTTGAACTCCAACTAGAGGGCCATCAGTTAGCACACTTGAACTCTCTCTAGCTGCCCAAAGTGCCTTCCCTTTAGGAATATAAAGTGCTCTTAGTTGACCTTCACCACCTGCATGTGGCACAGGAGCGAGAATCCTTGGCATGTTGGCGAACTGTGTAACAGCACCTACTGTCGTTCCACTATTAAACTGACCTATCAGTACACCTTCTGTTGAACGAAGATAATCAGTGGCACTACTTAGGTAGAGGTTGATTTTTGCAGCTGTTGTACCACGAGCAATCGAGTAGATATCTTCAATGATTGCACCGTCAGTCGTTACTGCATTTACTAACAGTACCGCAGTGTTTGTTCCTGATACATCTAATGTTGATGTATATGCACTGTCTAGATTAGTAACTGTGTGTAATACACTATCGACTAGCAGTGGTTGCTTATTTGTTGAGGTTGAGGCCATTAGTACTTACCTTATGCTTTTTGATTTCGACCGCCACCACGGCCCATTCCTGTTCCTTTCGATCCTGTAAATGGAGCACCGAATGCCAGGGTGTTCTCATTGACGTTCAATGTCGCTGGAAGTGCCCCGGTTGCAGCAGTAGCTTCCATGCCAATTGGACCCATTGGCCCAAAGTTCAATCCATACTTCCTTGCTGTGTTATCTAGTCTTGATGCTTCAAGTGGATCACCCGCTTCTGCTGGTGGCTGCACTCCATCTATATCCAATCTGCCAATGTTCTGCTGATACCCAGTGCCAGCAGTGTTTGACTGCTGTATTCCAGAATTAGGCTGTGCCCATACTCCACCTAACCGAGGATCGTTGGTACGTCCAATATCACCATAGGGTGAAAGATTAACGCCACTCATGCTGCTTGGTTGAGGACCAGGTAGGTTCTGTGGATTATTGACCATTGCATCAGGAGAACCAGGCAGTGCTGACATCTGCTTGGCCATACCAAACCTATTTGGATCTAGGATCTCTGCTCTTTGTTGCTTTTCTGAATTAGCCATCATCAACCTCTCATTGTTTCGCGGCGATCATTTAATGAAATATTGCCTTGCGGCATTGTCCCTTTCAGCATCTCCATACGCTTAGCTAAAGCGTCTGTTTGAAATTCACTTGGATCTTCCTGAGGAACAGTTGTCGCTGATACTTCATTAGCGGCATTACCTGTTGTACTTGTAGGATCTGTGAAGCCTATGTTGCCAGGACTTTCATTCTGTGCAAATGTTGAATCACCATCAACATTAGGCATTGCTGTAACTGCTCCGTACTTTGTACGTGTGTCACTTACTAGCTCTCCTACATCAGCACCTAGTTCTTGAATACCGAAGACATTGGGATTACCGTCAGCCGTCGCTTTAGCTGCTTTAAGCTTTGCAGCGTAGTCACGGTCAGCGCTATTTGTAGAAATTGGTGTAGTGCCTATACTTACGGGACTTAATCCACTCATAACAATTAAACTATTATTCCTAAACCTATTCTACACTTATCTCCAATTCTCTGCTAATGAGATTCTGCTTCCTACAGCTGTATCAGCTGGACCAGGTATTGCCATAATGAACTCAGCACCAGCACGTTCATATGCATAGCGCCTTACTTCAGGCCTTCTGTAATTTGGACAATACAAAGTTTCAGCAAGTCTGTCGCATTCCCTTAGATAGATCTCACGGAAATACTCATCACCTTTAAGAGGATCTGATGTATTGATCGTACGGAAAACGTCTCCTGAAATGATCTCCTGTCTTGAAGGGTTCAGAGTCCTGCTACCACCTGGATCGAAGTAATCATCAGGTATTGCTGCACTTGCTTTCCATGCAATGTCGCAACGCTTGAGGTGATAAACGATCTCGTCGTACCACACTTCATCAGGCACTAGTGCCATTGCTTCTTCAACGCGTGCTCTGTCACCAGCAGGGATTTGAGCACCGTTGTTGAATCCTAGGTGGAAGCGAACTTTTGATTTCTGATATTCATTGAGTTCCATATCTACCCCAACTTGCCATAGGTTTCAGCAAGGATATTTTCAAGCATCATCTGATCTTCAATTGTGATCTGCTGACCAGATTGAATCTTTGCAAGAATCCTTGCTGCAGGGCTTTGCTGCTCTGCGATTGCTTTTACGCCAGGTCCTAACGCACCACCTGTGATTGCGCCAACCAATGCACCGGCCATCCTTGGTCCAGCTTTGAATTTCCTTGGAACAAAAGCACCACCACCAGGGGCTTGTCTTCCTTTATTGATTAACTTCCCAAGTAGATGTGCAGGTTGACCTGCGGCTACTCCTGTCAATGCACCTAATGCAGCTCCTGCACTAGCAGCTTCCCCTGTTGAAGGGTAACCTTCTTGATCCTGCATTGCTCTTGCTAACAGAATATCTTCTACAGAAGCCATTAACTTATGCCACGATTACTATTACTATGTTAGCAATCAAGCGATAAAGATTAAATCGTCTTTAGAAAGGAATTCCGTCTAAGGCACTCATTTTTGATCTCAAGAGATTTTGTGCCTCTTGATTCCTGATTACTCCATCAAGTTGATCTAGCAAATCTCTTTGAATACTCTCTGGCGTAGCACCTTGCTCAACTAACCAATCATAATAATCGCCTAATTGAATATCTACTTCTACTGGATCAAGCCCAGCACGGATCATACGATCTTGCAATCCCTCAGCGTTCATAGCAGAGGCAGTGGGTCCAACTTGGAAGTCTATAGGCTTTATCGGATAAACAGTTTCGTCTCTTCTTCTCATGTGACTTAAGCTACTTGTTACTTATAGTTTAACAATTAAGCGATAAAGATTAAATCGTCTTCAATGAGTTGATCCCAGTTAACACGGGGGATGTTCTCAAGCTGTTTTAGGTTGGCAAAACGTTCGCCGGATAGTGACATTCGTAGTTCAACAATCTTTTTCGCAGTTGCGTAACCAACTCCTGGAAGGCGTTTTTGAATCTGTTCCGCAGTTGCTACATTCAGATTCAACCGACGATCTTCAATCGGTACAACTGTCTTCGGTGCTTCCTCTTCAGGCTCTGGAGCAATTTGGGGGGCAGTTTCAATTTTAAGTCTTTTACCTTTCTCTGCATCATACGGAACTAATTGATCGATGTTCACATAAGCGATCGAACCTGAGGAGGTTCGTACCATCGCATATTCTTTATCGTGCTTGTTAATAAATTCAACTAAAGCACCTGTCTTCTGATCTTGGAATAGATTACTCATCGTAAATATCTTTACCTATTGCTATTATAGGCACAAAAAAAGCACCCGTAGAGAGTGCTTTAATTGTGTTATTGAAGAAGAATCAGGTTCCCTGACCAGCTTCAACCTTGTATGGCAGATCAACCATTTCAGCTGATGGGCCAGGTGCATCGACGAAATAATCAATTTCAACGAGAATTGCAGCCTGATCGCCAGCCTTAGTAATGGTGAAGCCATCAGAAGCGACAACCGTGATTGTTGCATCAGATGCTTCAGGGGTGATACTTCCAAGACCAGCGAATGCGGTCACTCCACCAGCAGCAGGGTAAACGCCAGAAGCTGAAGTAGATACAGCAGCGGGGGTTACACCAGCAACGGTGAGGGTATCTGTGCCTGAACCTGTGAGATTAACTGCAGTTACGCCTGTGCGATAAACACTAGCGCCTGCAGGAATAACACAAGGCTTGTCCAAACGAGGCTTGTCGTCAGAACGCATGTCTGGAGAAAGGATCTTCAGATCATAGGTAGCGCCAGCAGCAGCAGTTGCTGTTACTTCATAGACGCCAATTACGGTATAAAACTCAATACCGGGGAGAGCCGTTACGCCTTGACCGCGATATGCGTTCAAGTGGGCTACATAGTTACCAGGAAAAATTACGGACATGATTAGTTATCTCCTTAATATACGAAAGAGTAACCAACCGTGATGAAATCCTTGTTCAGAATTTCAAACCCGGCGAACAGACTCCAGATCATAATGATGAATCTCGAAAAGTCATCATTGTTGTTCAAGAGGATCTGTGCATTGTTTCCGCCAATACCTACGCCGACCGCTTGTGGGCCGAAGAAGATCATTTGAGCGGCACCATAATCAGCAGCTGATGCTGCACCTGAGCCATCATTAATGACCAAGTTATAGTTAGTCTCGGGTAGGTTTGTTGATTCAAACCAGCGCACTCCTTCAAACAAAAATCCGGTAGGCATGACTGGTTGTCCAGCCACGAATCCAGCTTGTCCATAAGCGGGACCCATGCCTTGGAAGAAGTTGGCGTTAGGGCCAGCTCCAGGCTGCATAGGATTGACGAGACCCTGTCCTGGGTAACGTGCAATCTCACGGAAGTCACTGTTCTGACGCAAATGCATCATGGCAGTTGGGTCAACAATACAGCGGTAATAACCATCAGCGAAGGTAGGAACATTGCGCTTACGCATGTCCTTAACTACTTCAAGAAGATCGGTTTTTACGTCAAACTTAGCTGAAGTACCTGAAGCATAAGTAACACCTAGGGTGCCACCTGTACCGCCTTTAGATACACCACCTGGTAGGTAGTAGCCACCAGCATCGCTGTCTGCTTTACCGTTTGCTTCTGCTTTCAGGAGTTCATTTGCGAACACCCGATCGCGCCAGCGGCGATAGTCATCAAGCAGGGTTAGTGAACCAATGCTCTGATGGAATACATTCAAATTACCTGTATCAAGCAGCAAGCGTTGTGCTGTGATCAGGGTCTCACGAGCTACCTTGAATGTAGAAGGCTGAGCTGTGTCGCGTGTGTCTGCAGGACCTGTATATTCCCGAAGCGTGACCAACACCTTATCTTTTACGATATTGCGTGCTGATGATGTGCCAAGAGTTTGGTCAGCAGTACGTTCGCGGGACTCCTTAGTACCGGGCTTGCCCCAGAAGCGGTAACGATCAAGTTGGACCGTTTGGCCAGGTTGCTTTGAAAAATCGTGAACAACCACGGGCTCAACGGCCATCTCAATGATGTACGCAGGATGCGGGCGATAAAGCTCAGCACCAAGGAGTTTTGGAACGTGAAAATCCTTACTTTAATAAGGCACCGACTATATCATCACTTAATTTGTATATAAGTGCCGGACGCTCTAGCCTGTTATTAAGAAGACTGTACTTCTCAGGTAGTCTGTGAACCTTCCCTGAATGTATCCAGGGCTTGGATGCTGATTGCCTTATCTCTCGACTTA